GCTAAACCCGGTCAGCCTCTTGTCACTTCTCCTGACGTCAATGTTTTCATGTATGGGCCCTGGACTAGGTACATGCGCTATCATCTCTACCGCTTGATGCGGAAGAACATTTACATTCATGGAGGCAGGACCCTCCATGATCTTGACAATTTCTCTAAATCTTTTTCCAACAATGAAGACGCCTCCACCTGCGACTTCACCAAGTATGACATGTCTTGCAAAGCCGAGACGCTTTCCTTCGAGCTGTGCCTCATGTCCTACTTTTCTTTGGACTTGATTTTCCCTTTAGAAGTGGCCCAATACTATTTTATTAAAACCAATATGTTCACCCAACTTGGTTCTTCTGGAATAATGCGCTTCACTGGTGAGTTTGGAACCTATGACTTCAATACTTGGTACAACATTGCCTATATGGCTCTCCGTTACCGTTTGGATTCATGGGCTTCCGATTTGGGCGCTGCCTTCTCTGGAGATGACAGCATTTGCTTCTTTAAGTTAAAAGAATCACATTTTTGGCCCTTCTTCCAAAAATATTTTGCCCTAGAAGGCAAACTTTTCATTGGCCCCTCCAAAGATTTTTGCGGCTGGTGGCTTCTTCCTTGCGGAGCTGTCCGCAATCCCATTCTCCTTGCCCTCAAGATTCTTTTCAAGAAGCAGCGTGGTCTTCTTGCCAATTGTCTTGACTCCTATTTTCTCGAGGCTATCTATGCTTACAATCATGGAGATGCCCTATTTGAATTTGTCCCTCCTCTTGCGCTTGAAGCACAAAACTGGGTTATTCAATTCTGCTTTGACAATGCTAGCATTGTCCCTCATCTTTCGCTCATACAGAGCAAACTTTCCCTATCTCATTCTGCGACTGAATCTCTCCCTGCGCGTGTTCTTAAACAGATCATGCCCCGAACGGAATTCTTAAGTTTCCTCCCCGGGAAACTCGCTATAACCTTTTAAAATTGAAATAAGGTTACATTTTATTTATTTATTTATTTTCGACCCTACTAGAAAATGTCCGAGCTCGCCTCCAACTCTAGTGCGATTCAGTGGGATAGCCCACTGCAAATGTCTGATCTCCTGGTGCTCCCGGCTGGTGAATTTTGTCATATGCCTTTCGTGAAGCTCCCCATGCTTCAAAAAA